GGGCACCAGCCGTTACTGGAGTAGCGGCGGGGCGTTGACGGGGGGTGGGGGTTGGATTAACAGCCGGGGCAGGTATCGGAGGTTCCGCAGCAGGAGCAGGAGTTGCTCTGGTACGAAGTCGGGATTCTGCGGGAGCCGCTGTCGGTTGGGGTGCTGGGGATTCCTCTGTTGGGGGAGCTACATCCCCTCCCCCTCCTTGAAAAGCCAGATTAATTTCATCATAAGAAGAATAGTTGACGCAATCGTCCAAAATGAAAGCCGCATCCAAAACTTCATCAGGAATTTGGTAATTTCTGTCCACAAACTTATGGGCTAGAAATTCCGAATTCCTCTTGGTTCCCTTACGAGTAAAGGAGATGGATTTCCCTGTATCTGGGTCTGAGAATGCCACGTACATATCAGTGGATTTTCCAGCCCCCCGAACGGGGGTCTTAGCCAAAGGTGCAATATGCTTCTCCATAAACCAGTGGGCGGCATCGAAGATCTGAACCCCCTTGTTCTCTTCCTTATCATTATCGTAGCACAGGATATTGTAGATACTCCGACGTTTGGGGGTGAGTTCCTTTACCAGATCCTCATCATAATCCTCCTGCCGGCGAACCTCTTCACGATATTCGCAAATGGGGCAGGACTTATTATAATTGCGAGCGGGGCAAACATAAGCATCTTGATTTACCCCTACCTGATAATGAACCCAAAGAATCAATACATAATTGGGTTCCCCAGGCTTGGTATTAGGATCATGGTCTCCAGCAAGGAAGGGAATAATATCGATAAGATGTTCCCCCTCCCCACATTTCCAAAGTTTGCTAACGTATTCATCTTTGAAAATGTTTTTAAACTGCCCAGAGTCATCCCGCTTTTCGTATGACTCTTGGGTTTTCTTTGCCAGAGATTCTTTCATCGCCGCACGTCTGTCAAGCGTGGCCATTTCTTTTTCCTCCTTCTTTTATTTTATTAAATTAGTAACTGCTGCCTTTAGGTGGCAGAGGAAACTCCCTCCTTTCGATTAACTTGACTTATATACTCGCCGAACTTATAATAATTTACATGGCAAGATATGTTCGAAATGTTAAGGCAATTTTTAATCTTAAATTGCATTTGATATGGTGCACCAAATACCGCCGCCCTGTGCTTGTAGAGGATATTGAAAAGAGGCTTAGGATATTGCTTTATACCAAGACAAAAGAATTGGAAATGGTAATTTACTCTTTGGATATAAATCCAGATTATGTCCATATATTTATAGAATTTGACCCTCGTCAAGGGATTGCTGAAATTGTAAATCGACTGAAGGGTTTCACTAGTCGAATATTGCGTCGGGAGTTTTCTTCGTTGCGTTCTCGATTGCCTACTCTTTGGAGTCGTAGTTATTATGCTGGAACTGTAGGGCAAGTTTTGGGAGTAACAATACGAATGTATATAGACTCGCAAAAGGGAAAGTAGATGTTCAAAGCTTTCAAATATCGACTTGAACCAAATGTGAATCAAACTAGGGAACTTGAAACATCCCTTGAAACCCACAGAAGACTTTACAATGCCTGTTTGAGGTGGCGAAAGGAATCTTATGAAACAAATAAACATGGCGTTAATTATGTGGAACAATCGGCCCAATTTACCCTTGATCGAAAGATAAACCCATACTATGCTAGAATCAATTTTTCCTCTGCTCAAGCAACAATGCGCAATTTGGATAAGGCTTTCAAAGCGTTCTTTCGCCGTGTTAAATCTGGCGGAAAGCCGGGCTACCCGAGATTCAAAGCAAGAAATCAATTTCATTCGATAACGTTTCCATCTGGTGGCGGAGATGGTGCCCGGATAATAGGTAATAAACTGAGGCTTCAACATATTGGACTGGTACGAATCAATTTGCATCGCCTCATTGAAGGTACAGTTAAAACTATTAATATTAAAAGAGAATTGGATAAATGGTATGTGACGGCGGTTTGCAAATTCCCCCTGGTGCCTCAAATAATTACATGTAAGCCTATTATTGGTATTGACGTTGGGTTGGAAAGTTTCTTGACTACTAGTGATGGAGAGCATATCTATCCTCTTCAACCGATGAAGCCAAATCTTGGCAAACTTCGAATCTCCCAACGCAGTTTGAGTAGAAAGAAAAAAGGATCGAATAGTAGAGAAAAACAACGAAGGATTGTTTCCAAATTGTACTTGAAAATATCGAATGTACGAAAGGATGCTCATCATAAAATTGCGGTGAATTTGATCAATCGCTACGGAGCTTTTGTGGTGGAGAGCTTGAACGTCCAAGGGATGGTCAAGAACCACCGATTGGCACGAGCGGTGTTGGATGCTGGCTGGGCTAGCTTCCTTATGATATTGAAGAACAAGGCTGAAAGCGCCGGTCTTCGATACGAAGAGGTGAGTGCGCGTTATACTTCGCAGATATGTCCTGAGTGCGGCAAGGTTAAAAAGAAAACCTTGAGTGAGCGGAGGCATGATTGTGATTGTGGGTATAGTGCGCACAGAGATCATGCGGCGGCGCGAGTAATTCTCGCCCGTGGTATACAGGCTGGGACGCAGCCTGAAGGACTTAATGTTAGTGTTAGCTAACATGTTCTTAGAAGCCGCCTCATTTATGTGGCGGAGCGTCACTTTTGCCCTCCGGTCCCTTTTGGGGGTTATCCTTGAACACGTCAAGGAGTTTTTTGGTGTGACTAATTTTAGTGTCCCACCAACTGTTCATACACGCTGTGGCTATTACCCTAACCACCATATATATAGCCATTAGTGATAAGGGTATTCCAACTACAGCTATTAATATTTGTTCCCACAGTTTTAAATCATTCATTCGGTCCTCTTTCTGGCCTTGAGGAGAGATCGTTGGTGGGCGGTGGCGTCATCTGCTAATTTTCCTACCTCTGTGGTATCCAACCGAACTTGAGAAAAGTAACCAGAGATGTACAGAGCCACCAATCTCTCCAACATGGACCGGCGTTGATCTAGTGCTTCTTTTGCGGCGGAATAAATATTCACCGCATATTGTGCATCTGATATTTCTTTCTCGGCTTTATTCACCTCCTCGTTGGATTCTAAAGCTGCATTTATGGAACCCTCCGTTACTTTATCTATTTTATACTCCGCAGGGCGAGCACGTACATCCATATTTATATTAGATTTAATTACCATTGCCCTCCTTTTTGCTTCGTCTCTGACTCGGATGGCTTCTGAGTATTCTATTGACCACTTTAGGAAACGTCTTGGCTGGTCGAGGCATGCAATATCGAGGTTGTCTTTATCAATTTCTAAGTCTTTTTCAATTTCTGAAATTTCTAATTCGTCGCTCATTTCTTATTTCCCCCCTAACATTTTATCGAACACATTTTTATAAATTTCTTTAATTCCCTCCGCTGCTAGAGTATTTTGTAGTAAAGAAGCAGCGGATTGGAGCACCGCTATCTTTTCTGCTATATCAAAACCATTTAGCTCTTTGATGCCTGTAAGCACTTTCGCAACTCCTTCATTTATTTTATTAACGTCCATATTTTCCCCTTATATTAGAGTAGACATGTAACAACTTGCAATTAATCCGGCTTTTCCAGAATCATAAAAATTGTTTGAGAATTCAGCCATCAATCTAACTACTCTCTCTCCATTCTTATGGTCCCCATTTAAAAGTACGGAGGCAAGATACCCAAGAACCGCTCTGCGAACTGATTCAGCTTCCTGATCCACTCCCTTCAACATTATGGATAATTCTTTCCAACGATTTTCGCCCTTCTCTTTAGCCATAATTTTGCGGCACAAGTCAATAATGACAGTCTCACTAGGTAAATTTTCATTGATAGCTTCAAGTTGTTTCTCTTCCTCTTGGATATCAATGATTTGATCCAAAATGACCAATGCTTTTCTAGCACACCCTTCTGCGGAGAATAGAATGTCACTTTTCACCTTTTCCGATAATTGAACGTTCTCTGAGGTTAAAATCCAATTTATCAAGGAAATCATATCGTGTTTTCGTAGAGTTGAAACGTTATATGTGGTGGATCTAGTTTTAATTGTTTTCAACAATTTCTCTGGTTCTGTAGTACAAAGAATGAAATAGACTCCCTTTGGGGGTTCTTCTAGAATTTCTAACATTGCATTCTGAAAATCGGCGGTAGATTTGTGACATTCGTTCAGAATGATTACTCTTATGTCCCCATACAATGGCTCAAACTGGCAACTAGCTATAATTTCTCTAGCAGTATCAATCCCCCGCATATCAGATATATTATATTGAGCTAAATCCATTTCAGAACATTTCAACATGTTAGCGATTATTCTTGCGAGGGTTGTTTTTCCGCATCCACTTGGACCAGATAGTAAAATGGTATGTGGTTTATCTTCTCTTGATAAAATTGATTTTAGGCTTTCCTTAATATTTTCATTTCCAAAAAACTCCTCTAGATTTTTTGGGCGATACGACAATTGCAAAGGCATAGGTTCTCTCCTTACCTTATACTACAGGATTTCCTACATTTTCAACTTTTAACTCCCTCATACTAAAAAATCCCAGGATTGGTTAATTTTTCCTATTTTTATATCAGATATTAATGGGACAATGATCCAAGGATTGTTCGCTAAAACATCTTTAGTCATCACTTTTTTAGTGGTTTCTATTACATGATCTATTTCGTTTGGGTTAGTATCTATAATTATAGAATCATGGATTTGTCCTATTAATTTAGATTTCCATTTTTCTTCTTTTGATATTTCATTTATTTTAATTATTGATTCTAAAAGTACGTGGAATGCTGTGCCTTGAATTACGGAATTTATAATTTCATTTTTGGTTAAAAATCCCCTTCGTCGGAAGCCATGCATCATTTCAACATATCCGTTTTGTTGGTATGATTTTATTAGTCCATCTTGAAATTTTTTAATCCCACGATATTTTAGCCAAAATTCTCGCTCTGCTTTTTGAACTCTCATTATAGGTAGATCATGGTATCCTCTGCTAATTAAATCTGCATGAATATTTTTATAATAACTGCCGTAAAAGAGGGCAAAAACCATGGCGTTCTTGGCATCGAATCTCATTATTTTTGCATCGAATCCCTTTAGTTGTAAAAAATCTGCCCACTCTTGATGAATATCCGCTCCATCTATACGTTCTTTCATTAATACAGGGTCTTTGGAATAGCAAGCTAAAATGCCGACTTCATGCCCCCCATAATCAGCCTCAGCTAATAGGTTTCCTGGAGAGGGAATTATTCCATTTCTTACCATAGTCATAGATTCTTTATCTCTTTTGGGAATGTTTTGCATATTGGGGGAGTCCATAGAACTTCTGCCTGTTCTTACTAAATGTAAATTAGAATTAGGATGTAATTTTTTATTGACTTGTAAACCTAAAATTCCATCAATATAAGTAGTCTTCAATTTATCCAATTTTCTTTTTTTAACCAAATCTTTTGCGAAGGGTATATCCAAACTTTCCACAACGTCTTTATCTACGGAGTCCCCACCACCCTCCGTTTTTTTGATGGATTTTACTCCTAAGAATTCAAACAAAAGTTTTTTCATATCATCAGAAGAAGTTAATTTTATTTCTCTTCCTGTTTTAGATTTAAATAATTTTGCTTCTGGAGAGCGAAGTAATTGTTTTTCTAGGAAATCTAGTCTTTTTTCTAATTTTATTTGGGTATCTTGATAATATTCTACGTTTACTGAGATCCCTTCCATTTCCATATCAGAAAAAGCAAGAACTCCTTTATGAAATAAATCGTAGGCTTTAGAAGCGGCGAGGGATTCCTTATTCCCCTTATCCATGAAATCCCATTGCCGTTCCGCCAATCTCATCGTGAAATAAGCATCTAATCCGTTATATTTCAATAGCTCATTTAATGGGCACTTCTGCATAGTATTAAATTTAGTTCCCGGAAGGGCCTTTTTGAATTTAGAAATATCCCCTCCGTATTCATACCCCCAATTTATAAACGTTTGAAAATCTAGCCCTGTAAATCCTGCTCGTTCATCTACGATATGAGAACAAACCATTGTATCCCAATACCATCCTTTTGGCTCTTCTCCAATTATGATTTTACTCCACGGATGCTCCATCTGAATATTCTGGGCTACTTTTAATATTTCTGGGTCGGAGAGTACCCCTCGCCATGCCTTATTCAACGCTTCTAACTGTCCTGATTGCCACGCTCCGGGGTAGGAGTAGGGCCAGGCATAGGCTATGTCCTCCCCGTAGATAGCGACAGCCGTAGACACAATAGAGTGGCCGGGATAGTAGGGACGGAGGCCAGTAGTTTCATAATCAAATGCTATCGTTGGTTTTTGTTCTTTAATCGTTTTGAGAATATCTAAAATTTCATCTGTATTGGTTAGACATTTTATCTTTTGGGAATAATCAATTTCTTCTATTTCTGGTAAATTTGAAGTTATTTGTTCCATTGCCCATTGGAGGTCTAATTTGAAAATGTTCTCTGCGTCAGGATTTCTGATAACGAAAGAGGGATGGTATAGTGGGATAACCCAAGCCTTCGTTTGAACATCAGGAATGCAAAGTTTTCTCCATCTCCCAATAGATAAATTTGTTGAAATAGGTTGAGTCCTATTCATGAAAAACGCCTCTACTGCTTTTGCGCCAAAAAGTAGTATATACTTCGGTTGAAATTGTTGTATCGCTGCTCGCCAGTTAGGTTCGCAAGCTTTGATTTCCCGTGTAGTCGGAGTTCGGTTGCTCCCCTTCTCGTTGGTTGGCCGGCAATTATGATGAATTACTCTATTTGCTATAAAACTATTGTCCTCTTCTACTTCTATGCAAGTTAAAGACATTCTTTTTCCTATAGGAATTTTTTCTATAGAAACTATTTCTACTTCGGTGAATTGATATTCTTGATTATGATTCTTTATTAATCTTTCTATTGGGGAAATAGGATTTTTAGAGGAAACTCGGAGTAATTCATAATTATAATTTTTAGCTAGTATGTTTTTTTTCGTTTGATCATTTTTAACTGATTTTT